CACGTCCCATATGTGCAAATGAGCACATATGTATGAACGTGACACTCATATTTACTTGAGGAAAACCCTTATGGAGAATAGAGACCGTTGGTCCTACAGTTTGCCTGCCGTTATGACCGATGACACATACTGTGACACTCGGTACGTATATAACGAGGCAACCCCGTGGGAGCCTCCTAGGCCAGTTTGTTTATTTGGACCCGGGATGGCAGTAGGCTATGGCGTGCAGGCCCGTATGGGCAGTTTGTATCGTCAAGCTTCGCGTGGGCCTAAACCGCCGCGTGACCGACTTGGGCTACTTCCTCCGAAACCGATGCTCTTCAGGAAGCTCACTCTTGAGTCTCCGATCGCAAACGTTGCAGAGTTTTCTTTCAAATCAGCCTCAGCGTACGGTATAGACTGTGTAAGCATGAGAAATGGCAGCGCCGGCAAGGCGCCGTCTCCTACTTTTGCTTCTGTGATCGATACTGCTACCAGTTGGGGTTACCGAACCCCTCCCCGAGAAATAGTTAACGCATGTCTTTCCGGCATGTATAACAAGATCGCCAATAGGCGCAGCCGCACTTTTGATGCAGTTGTGTTCTACGGTGAGCGGAAGGAAACATTCCGGATGCTCAAAGGGAGGACCGATCAACTTTTAACTGTTTATCGTGCCGTTAGAAACGGCAACTTCACCCAAGCCAAGAAGTTCTTGTTAGAATACGGGGAACCAAAAGGTTACGTACCCAAGGTTCCTTCCAATAAACGACTCAAGAACTTAGCCTACAGGTTTCATACCAGTACCCCGAGCCAGCGCTTGCGCTTGGCAGAGAGAACGTGGTTAGAATTCCGATACGGCTGGCTCCCATTTCTGGGCGAGATGTCAAACTTAATTGATGACATCGCAGGTGAAAAGTCTCCAGAGACCTTTGTGGTTCGCCATCGAGTTACGAAGGACGAAATGCGCCATGCAGGATTTAATGCAGACTTCGGTCTGAAATATCCTCTAAAAGGCACGTGTAGTGTGATCGTAAAAGACTCACACTTTTATCGTCTGTCGGCTGCCTTCAGAGTTATTCGTAACTCTACGGGTGTCGACCTCGTTTCGCAACTTGAAGGACTTGGCATCCTCAATCCATTTTCGGCGGCATGGGAGTTAACTCCTCTGTCGTTTGTGGTGGATTGGTTTGTTAACGTTGGGGACGTTCTCGACTCGATAACAACGACCGCTGGTCTTGGGACTCTTTACGTTTGTGAGTCTTACAAGTTCACGTCGTCTACTGCTAGTGGGTCAGCTAAGTTGCTGACTCCTGCGTCGAGTGTTTGGAATAACCCCGCCAGGGGTACACTAACCGGTCGCATATCCTCTGTTGATCTGAAGGAAGAGTTTGTTTACTTCCATAGGAAAAACATTGGATCGCTACCTAAACCTACACTTCAATGGCAACCGAGCCTTGGCTGGAAGAGAGTCGTCGACTCTCTGGCTTTAATTGGACAATTTACGTCCAGGGCCGTGTCCAAGAATCTGCGTTCCATTTAACAACGGAGGTGGCTTATGCCACAAGTAACCGCTATTACCCTGGCTGATGGCCAGGCTACCCCAGTCAACCACACCTTCACACCATCATCAATTAAGGATGGCATGGCAGTGTTTTATGACCGGTCGAAGAGCATTATGCTCGAGCAGCCGTACGTTACCATCCGCACCAATCTGGCTAAGAACCCTAAGGGCATCTCGTCAGTTCGGGCGACGGTTAATGTACCCCGCTATGATAGCGTCTCCGGGAAAGTTATTGGCTACCAGTCTGCGACGATTGAATATCGTCTGGCTCCTACCGGCACAAAGCAGGATCGTGATGATCTTGTTGCGTACGTTAAGAACCTAACTGCGACAACTCTGTTGCAGCAGATGGCTGGAAACGTTGAGTCGTTGTATTAATACAACGATCCATTAACTTTACCTGATTAGGGATACTATTATGGCTGTTCAGCTACCGCTGTTTTACAACAATATAGCAGCAAACCCGGATGTTGTCTTGAGCAAGAGCCAGATAAAGAAGGTTTTAATGCCTGCTTTAACAGGAGTTCTGCATGAGACTAATATTTCACAACTTGATATCTGTCCTATCGTCTTTAGAGATACGTATTTGCACCAAATGGTGTTTAGTAAGTATACAACTAAGGATCCAAAGACCGCCGCCGAAAGGCGACGCACGTGCTTAGAAAAATACCTAGCATGTGAGAGTCGTTGTAAGGAAACTAATCGACGCTTTGAAAAACGCGAGTTTGAAGGCACCAAGTTCCATCATTTATTGATGTTAACAAGGAAGCACCTGAATAACATTCTAGGTGTTCTGCCGGATAACTGGCTTATAGGAGCGTCTTTTGGTCCGGGTGCCTCGACACGCCTGTCGCGAAAATATAGTGACAGTGCTTTTAAGTTCGAAGG